ACGACGGACGCACCGTTCACCGTGCCGGGACACTGGCCCTTCGGGAGCTGGTCCGGCGCCTTGTCGCCCGTGCTCCCGTCATGGTCCGATGGCGTTGCACCGGGGCTAGTGCCGGGCTTGTTGCCCTCGCACGTCTTGCCGGTCGCCTGCGGGTTCCAGAGGTAGCTTTGGCCGCCGCTCTCACTTGCCATATCGCCGACGACTTCACAGCCTTGGTAGCACTGAACGAGCGATCGCGTCTCCGTCGCCATCGGATACAACGCCTTGCTGACGCCACCGACATCGCCCCAGAACTTGTCCCGCACCCGATCGCGGCAGTTGCTGATGACAACGCAGCCCTCCCCCGCGCTTCCCGGCTGATAACCAGCCGGGCAATAACACGACTCGCCAAGCGGGTACGAATTGCCCGTGCAACCAGGAACCGCGTGCGCTTCAGGCACAGACCCACCCCCCGCATGGATGTCACTCTGCAGATAGTGACCTGCAGAGCCAGGGCAGCCCGACGAGTAAGTGGCCCAAGCAAAGCGCGTCGACGTGCTCTCGGTCACCTCGTTGCTATACGGCAAGCTACCGTCCGCCGCGCACGGCACACGCGTGGTCTTGTACCAAGCAAGGTGATCCGCCATCAGGCCGGTACCACTGGACGAGCAATGCTTGTAGGGATTGTTGCCCGACACCGACCCAGCACTCCAATCGTTCCACGTGGCACACCACAAGGTCTCGCTGACCGTGCCCGCCGGAATCGTGCCGTACGCACGCGCCGAACACGCGAACATCAGGGTGCACAGCATGCACGCAAGCAGCATCGCCCAACGCTTCAACGGAAGATGATCCATGCCGCCCCCAGCAGTGCCAACACAACGTAGAACCCCATGACCCGCCCCTCCTTTGGTCTGCACTCCACGAGCACAGACGAAAAGACCCCAGGTCGCCCCGGGGTCGCGCCATCACATGGCCTTGCGGATCCACTTGAACGCGCGGATGCCGATCAGCACGCCCAAGACGGCGGTGCCGAGCAGCGCAGCCGATGCGCCCGCGTCGGCGACTTCCGTGGGCACCGTGAAAGCGGCTTGCGACGCACCAGCGGCCACCGTCGCGAGGGCGGCAACCAAGGCTTGCTTGTTGAAACGCTTGGTGATTTGCTTGTTCATGGAACACTCCTTCATTCGGCAGACGGACCGGCCTGCCAGCGGATGCCGGAAAACCCGGCTATTCGGAGACTTCCCCACCATCGGTGACGACGTCATAGAGCGCGCGGAATGACCACGCGATGGCCCACACGCCGAGCACCGCCGCTGCAACCGTGGCGCCGTCTTCCGGCGACAGCGCAAACGGGTTCTGTGCGAGCGCGGAATACTCCGCTGGCGTGAGAACGACCAGCGACGTGCACGGGTCAGCCGCCGACGGCGCGAGCACATCCACGCCGCTCACATTGGTGATGACTGCGCACTGGCTCATGACTCAATGAACGACAGCCGAAGCTGCGTCTCGGTCGGTGAGCCAGGAGAACGGACCGCCCGCTTCGATCGAGCGCGCATGCTTGGCGACTCGTACAAGGCAGCGAGTTCCGCCAACAAAGACTTGCGCGAACTCGGAGGCAAAGTGCTCACCGCTGGGAGCAGTCCAACCACCACCAACGGCGCGCTTCCAGTCGTCGTGGATCGAAGAATTCGCCTGCACAAACGCAGGCAGACGAAGCCAGCGGCGAGCACGCCGCAGAGAGTGATCGAGGCCACCCACACCATAGTTCCGCGCTCCTTTCGGTAGCGAACCTCGAGCCTCGAGGTCGCCCTTTTTCAGATAGGCCATGAGGTACGCCGTGGCGTGACGAGCCTTGAGCGTGTTCGTCATGCCGTAGTCCCACCACCCACGCTTGTCCCACTTCGGCATGGCGATGCCCTTGGGCAGCCAAGCGGCGATGTGGTAGTGAATGACGCCGCGCTTCTGAAGCTCGGCCACCCAAACGTAGCGACACTCGAAGCCGCTTCGCTTGCACCAGTTGCGAAACGCCGTCATCGCTCGCGTGAGGTGTTCCGGCTTCCACGCATCGTTGTCACCCGCGTAGGTGAGCGTGACCATCCACGCCGCATCGTCGCGGAACCCCTTGCGCGACACAGCGTGAGCACGCGCCGCAAAACCGACAGACATGCGTAGACCGCTGTAGCGGCGAGCCGCTGCGTCCAACTCAAACGCGCCCAGCGCCTGACGAGCCTCGCGCTGTGCCGAGGCGACATTCGCGGCAACCAACTCATGAGGCAAACCCCTTGTATGGGTTGTTGGAACTGAGACAAGCCCGAGCGCTGCGCGCTCTGCCACGGCGACACCGGCCTGAGTGGCGGTATTCACCATGCGGCCCCCAATGCGCGTTCGATAGCGCGCTTGACGGCGGTAGGCACGCAGTCGCCCGCCTCGGCCCGCTGGAACGTGCGCAGCGAGACGCCACAAGCCTTCGCGCACTCCGCCTGAGTCTGTCCACGCTCACGACGCATACGGGCGATGAACGAGCCATTGGACTTCTCGTAGGCCCCGCGCCTGCCGGCCTGAGTGGAGGTTTTCGCGAAGATGCCGAGAGACAGCGGTGTCATGCGCCCTCCCCGATGAGAAGCGCAGCGATCCGACGGGCATGCGCCTCGTGCACGAGCGCATCGAGATCCTGACCGTTGAACCGCGCAACGCGAACGCCTTCCAGCAGCGCCAGCAACAGCGATGCACGACGGCTCATGCGCCCTCCCCGATCAAGCGAACGGCCAGGACGCGAGCACAGTGGTCCCACGAGTAGTGATGCTGCGGAGCATCGCCCCGGCGCATGGCCGAGGCGAAGCTGACGAGCATGCGGGCGGTGAGGCTCATGTCGCGTAGCCGCCGATGGGGAGGCCCTGCGCGTTGAGCGCAGTCACCTCGAAAGAGCCGTCAGCGCCGAGGACGCAACACACGGCGCGCACCTCGGGGTTGTCCTCGGACTCGGCGGCGAGGATGCCGCGAAGGCCATTGATCGCCGCGACTTGAATCGCAGCGGACATGGCGACCGCGTAGACGTGGTCATCGCTGGTGCTCATGGGAGCACCCCTCAGGCAGTCTTCGTCTTGATCGGAGTCAGCCGAGGCGCGATGTCAAGGCGCCCATCGCGGTTAACGTAGACCGCCGAGGGGTGCAACTGGTACTCGCCGGCCGCGTAGGCCGGCTGGTCCTTGTCCAGCGAGATTTCGATCTTCTCGGGGTACAGCGGGGGGTTGCCGTCGCGATCGACGGTGTGCGCGTAGGCAGTCTGGAAGCGCATTTCGTACGGTTTGCCCGTCTTGGCGCTGACGCCTTTGAGTTCGCGGACGGCGGTCTGGGCTACAGTGACGCGGATCATGTCTGACTCCATGAGGCATAGTCGAAAAGTGACTACGGTCCGGAGTCTAATAGTCAAAAGGTGACTATATGAAGAGCGTACAACTACTACTTGACCTTGGCCGTGAAAAAGTTGGCACAGATACCGAATTGGCACGCCGAATGGGCTTGACACCGCAGAACCTCGCGGGTGTTCGAGCCGGCAGAAGAAACATGACCATCGTGCACGTCGCAGCCGTGTGCGACTTACTCCAACTTTCTGGGCAAGAAGCCAGGGAGTGGTACGCCCGAATCGCAGTGGAGCAAGAGACAGAGCCGAGCAAGGTGAACTTGCTCAAACGAGCGCTTTTCGCGTGCTGGGCGCTTGGCGTCGGGGTGTCCCTCAGCACGATCACGACGAACGACGCGCAGGCCAGCGTGGCCGACGCATCGATGACCATTTCCACTGATGGCGGCAAGTGGTCTAGGCCACTTCTTACACCTCTGGAACCTACGTCCTACACATTGTCGCGCATCCTTGCGCGGTTGATCGGGTGGCTTCGACCCGCGAAGTTCGCCCCGTGCTGGTGACACCGAGCGGGCTTTGCCCTCGCTCTTACGTCCCGCAGGCTCTCGGTTCGGCGTCCAGTCTCTCACGTCCCGGGAGGAAGGCACGGCCGCGCTGCGCTTTCCGGCCGTGCCTCCTTTGCCCTGGCGATCGGTCAGGTCGGCGGCGGTCGGTCCGGCTGGCGATCGGTCTACGGGAGCACCGATCGGAGACACCACCCCAGGCCGCCCATCGCTAGACGTTGGGCTGTCGCATCGAGGGTGGTTTCAGTAACCACTAGAAGCCGCATCGAGCACAGAACCTGAGAGAGCTTCGAGGCGATCTATCGCCCTGACGGGCGAACGTCTTCAACGGACATGGCTTCGAACGGTGCCCAGGTTGTTTTCGAGTGAGGAGTGCGCAACGGACATCAGACCTTCGGCGGCGGGAGGTTTCGGCCCCGGCCCGGCTGGCGGGTTTCATCCGGCGCGATCGTGCTGCCTGAATCCGCATCCGGGCGGATGTGCGAACGAGGATCACCGCCAAGCGAAATCGCGCCCGGGAAGGCCGGTGGAACAGCCGCCACGGCGTTTGCGGGCTGCACCTGGGGGTTCACCGGCACCGCCTGCGCGAGCGGCTGTTTCCAGGCCACGAAGAAGCCGCCATCCGCAATGCCACGACACAGGGTCTCATCGGTCGGCAGCCGCGTCCCCTGCTGGGTGTAGCACTGGCACCGGGTCTTCGACGACACGCACGCGGCCGGGTATGGTGCCTCGGTCGGCTTGGTGACCTCGTCGTAGGCCGGCGCGGTGTACGCCAAGCCCTTCACACGCGCCTCGTACTGCGCTGTGTACTGAGCCGGCGTGAGCTTCGCGCCAGCACCGGCCGCCGAACCGAGCTGTCCGCTGTGCGCCATCACCTGCTGACCCTGCGGTGCGTCCTTCGGCTTGCCCCAGTTGCTGACCTTCGACCAGAAGAACCAGCCAATCACGGCCAGGATGAACGGCAGCGCAAGGAAGCCCCACACCTTCGGCGGGATACGCATCTTGTGCGTGTGCACCTCGGCCGAGTGGTACAGGTTGAACACGTCCTTCGGGTACGGGAAGGCGTGACGGATCGAGTCGTCACGATTCTTCGCAGCGCCCTCCTTCACCGCCCCCCACTCGTGCACCGTCGCGCTCTTGGTGCCGAACTTGCGCACGACATGGAAGTGCTGCCCAACCAGCCGGCGCGCGTTGCTGTCGAGAAGCATCGCGTCTTGCGTGATCAGCACGATATCGACGCCCTTGTGACGGTGCGTCTCCAGCTCGGTGACGTGGCGCGGCACCGTGGTGCCGTGCTGGCGTGGTCGCATCTTCCGCTGCACTTCGTCGCACACGATGATGGCGTTGGCCGGCAGCTCGTACCACTTCTCGAAGTCGTGCTCGATCCACGGCAATTTCAGATCCTTGATGCCGTCGTAGTAGACCGGCCTACCCTCCTTCTCCGCGCGCTTGCGCAGCCAGTCGAGGGCGTAGAGCGTCTTGCCGTTGCCGGGCAAGCCGGTAATGAGCGTGATCATTTGACGACCATTTTCTTGATGGTGCCGGCGGTACCGCCGAGCGTGATGCGCATCGTGACTGCCGACAGGAGGATGGAAACGCACTTGCCGACGTGGAGCAAGCCCATGATCCCGACCGCCGTCGCCGGCAGCGCACTCACGTTGGTGAGGAACGAGGCTTTCGCCCAGCCGATGGACGTGTCCACCCCGGTGAAGGTGAGATAGCCAATGCCAAGCGACACGAGAATGCGCCCGACCAAAGACCCGAGGACGGGGATGAGTGCACCCCACAACATTGCGATCAGCGCGGGCATGTTCAGCCCTCCTTTCGACCGAAGACGATGAAGACCGACGACAGCAGCGAGAGCGCCACCAGAACGTTCCCAAGCCAGCCGAGCGGCGTGCACAGGTTCGTGAACGAGACGGTGTAGGAGAACGACCCGAAGGCAATGGTCTGCGGCGCTGGACATGCGCCAGCACCAAGCGCATCCGACTGGTCTAGGCCAGTTGCGAAGTCAACCGCCGAGGTGGTGCCCGTGGTGTAGGGATGGTCGGACGGGTGCACTCCGGCCGCAGATGCCGCCGCGTAGGCCGCCGTCGCGGCGTTCTCCCCCTCGAACGCCGTGCAATGCCGCGTGAACTGGTCGCGCGCCATCGCACACTGCACCGCGTCGCCCGAACAAGTGAAGCCTGCCTCACACGTGCCTGCCCACTCGCTCTCGCCACCGCTGCCGCAGTCGGTCCCTGTGCACGTCCCACTGCCCCCCGAGCCGCTCCGACCCGAACCACCAGGCCGATTCGGATCCTGCGTGTCCGCGCCATAACTGACATTGGTCGATGTGCCCGTGACGTTCCCCGACGAGTCCTTGTTGGTTGTCGTCGTGGTCGTCACACACCCCGACGCGTCACAGCTTGTCGTCTTCTGCGTCTCCGTGCTCGTACCGTCGCTATTGCTCTTCGTCTGCGTGCGCCCCGTGTCCGACGTGCCGCAAGGAACC